GTGTGCGTGTGAGTCGCTGTCCCGCTCAGGGTCCGGGCCGAGATGATCGCGGTGACGAGGGTCTGCGTGAGGTCTTCTGCCGTCTTCCTCGACTTCAGTTCGTCGTTCACTTCGAGGTAGCCGGTCAGGATGAATTCGGTGTTGTGCTGGATCTCGGAGGTGGTGAAGACGTCCGGGTCGAGCGGGTTGGTCTGGATGAACCACCCGTTGACCTTCCCCTCGCGGACATACCAGTCGTCTGCCACGGTGGGGTCGTTGTCGTTCCGCTGGTAGTCGTGGACGACGCCGACGCCGGAGACGGCCTCGACGACCGTCTTGACCTGTGCTCGCTGGAGGGCGACGCTCATGTCGTCCCCCCGCTGGTCTCCGGGCCACACGTCCAGTCGATGTGAAACGTCGGGTTGTCGTTGAACGTGTACGCCACGTCGGCCCGAAGCTCACTCCACGGGATAGCCGCTTCGCCCGACTCCTCGAACTCCTCAATGGCATCCTCCGCGTCTGACAGATCGCGGACGTCCTCGGGGCTCATGCCGTAGAAGCGACAGCGGGGAGAGTGCCCACCCCATGACCACGGGCCGATAGTGAAGTCCCACGTCAGACAGGGACCGTCTCGGGTCACGAGGATTTCGAACCACGGAGAGCGGACGTCGCCGAGGGTGAGGTAGAGCCAAATGGAGCTGAGTTGGAAGTTGATCCACGGGTGGCGCGCGAACATCAGCATCATGTCACCCTCCGACGCCACCGAGCCACCGCCGCCCGCACAAGAGCACCCGCGATTTTGGGAGTCCTCGCACGCACGGCCTTGAAGAAGAACCGCCCCGGCATCCCCTTGAAGTGGAGCTTCCGCCGGATGGCGTATGCGGCGCTCTTCGCCTCACTGCCCGAGAGCCCGAGCTTCCGTTTCACCCATGCGAGGATCGGGGCGAGAGGCGGTCCAGGCTGCCCTGCCCGGCGTCCCAACTCCTGCACGATGGCGTAAGCGTTCGTCACGGGGGCGGGGGCGATGGAGACCTTCAGCGGAGAGACAAGGACCGGGGCGATGCCCACCCGCAGGACGCCCGTGTCGATGGGCGGGTACGGCTTGGACGAGGCCATCTCGACTTTGACGGCCGAACTGACGGCCGCGCCAATCTGCCTCGTGGCGAGAGTGAGTTCTTCGTGGAGCACCCGCGCCGCTTCCGGCTCCAGCATCGTCGGGACGTTGGTGACGCGAATCCTCATCGCCGCCGGCTCCCATGACGAGAGAGCATGTATCCGTACTCAAGCGGCTCGACGTCGATGTCCACGAAGACGGCCGCCGCCTTCGGCCCGTCTTCTCCGAGGCCGAGAGCCTTGCGATACGACTTGTAGTGCATGTCGGCGAGGGACTGAGCCTGTGCCGACTTGCCCCCGTAATCGACAAGCTGCGCGGTGAGTCCCTGGTCCGTCAGTCCGCCGAAGTGGTCCGCCTTGGCCTGTTCGAGCTTCGATGCGATGAGAGACGCGAACGCCATCTTCTCGTGGTCGTAGACCGTGCAGGTCGTGGCATCGCAGACGTGCGGGCGAGTGAACCAGACACGCACGGCCTCAGAGGTGCTCGGTGAGAAGGCGTGGAACCGGATCTTCTCTGTCGGCCCCACGATGGAGTCGATGTCGTAGTCGTCGCCCTCCAGCACCGTGGAGTCTTCGTCCACGTAGGGGTAGACGATCCTCCGGATACGGCTGGCGTGGTCCTGCCACCCGGTCGGGGTCGAGAGCAGGTTCGCGCCCTCTCCGGTGACGTTCACCACGTCCTCGTAGGCGTGGTCCTTGCTGTACTCCTCAAGGGCGATGGCGAGGTAGGCGTCGAGCGCGGAGAGTTCCTTGGGCCTGCTAGGGCACAGGTCCTTCACCGCCTGCATGATCGTCGCCTTGGTCGCCATCTACTTCGCCTTCTGCTTCTTCTTGGGGCCGAAGAGGAAGATCGCCGCCTTGGTCCGGCGGACGGACTCGCCGATGAGCACCGCGATCTCTTCCGCGGTCGCCTTCGGGTTCTGCTCCAGCGCGAGGCGGACCTGCTCGGCGAGGGCCATTATTCGGCCTTGTCCTTGAAGGACTTCCGCGCCTTGACCTGCACCGTTCCCCCCGCGCTCTCGACAGCGATGACCTTCTCCAGCATGGAGATCGGGATCGAGCCGGTGAGGTGCTTCTTCAGCGATGCCACGAACGCCTCGCCGTGGTTCTCGTGAAGCTCCCGAGCGACGGCCAAGGAGCGTTCGCAGGGGAAGTCAGCGCCGAGCGACAGAACGTCCTTCTTGAACGCTGCGGCGAGCGCCGCCTTGCCGGTCGCGGGTGCTTTCTTCGCGGGTGCTTTCTTCGCGGGCATGTCTGCCTCCCATGTCGGACGAGTGCCGTGAGGGGGCGGAAGTCCGACGCCGCCGCCCCCCGTCAGGGGAAGGAAGTCCGCTACTCGCGAGCCACCCAGATGTCCACGCCGCACCCGACCCCCGTGGGCGAGGAGCCCCCGGTGATGTCGATGTCGAGGTGGAGAACGTCGTTCTCTGCGAGCGCCGCGAGGGCGTCCGTGTCGGGCGAGCCGACAGCGCCGGAACCCGTCACGATCGCGGACGCTTGCACGATGGCGATCGCTGTGGTGTTGATGACCGTGGTGCCGTTCTGCACTTCGAGGTCCACGTCCGTGAAGTCCGTGGTCCCGCCGATGGCCTCCATGAAGCCCATCATCGTGACGATGCGGCACTTGAACGGGACGGTGAGGATCGCGGCGTCTGTGACGTCCGCCGCGAACGAAGCATTGCGGACGAGCCGAAGGCATGAGAGCCCGACGCCGGCCTGTGGAAGAGCCATGTGAGTCTCCTTGTTTCTTGCCGAGGGGGACGGCGAACCGCCCCCGTTCGAGCGTCAGGGTCGGTCAGACGTTTTCCGCGTAGAACGCGCGGTGATCGACAGGCGAGCCGCCGTACTCGTGGCGGATCTTGTAGGTGATCGAGTCCCGGTCGAAGACGGAGCCGAAGTTCTGGTTGTCCTGGACGAACAGCTCCGGTTCCTGCCGCCCACCGACGAAGCCGAGCAGGAAGCCCGGCACCACCGCGGGGTCGGCGATGTAGAAGTGGTCGCCCGTATTCGTCCAGTGACGGACGAGGACCGGGCGGATGCCGATGCCCTTGACGAAGCTCTCGTCAGTGGCGAAGCCGGGGGCCTTCTCTGCGGTCGGCGTGACGAACAAGTCCGTCGCCGTCTTCCACAGGTCCACAGGCACGCAGACGAAGCGAGGCGTGACGCCGATGCGCTTCCCCGACGTCAGATCGGTGTACTTCGCCATCGCCTTCCAGACGACGAGCACTTCGGCAGCCGACAAGGCCGTGGTTCCGAGGTTCCCGTCCGTGCGGCCGGCGTCGTACAGCGCCGTCGAGTCGTAGTCCATCGTGGGCTGGCCCGCGATGGTGATGAGGTCGAAGACGAACTCGTAGAGCGTCCGCGATGCCGCGTAGGCGAGGCTGGTCGGGATGCGACCGATCGCACCGACGTCGTCCGCGAGAACCATGCGGCGCGTCAGGGCTTCGGTCCCGCCCGTGGTCTTCGGCGTCCACTCGTGCTCCTCGTCACCGGGCGAGGTGAGAGCGAGGTAGTTCGCGCCTTCGGAGACATCCGGAAGGTTGGCGAACCCGCCCATCCGGATCGAGTGCTGCACCCGGAAGTCGGAGAGGGACTGGATCGAGACGATGTTGCGCCACTCGGTCCAGTCGTTGCTCGCGAAGCTCTTGAGGAGCGCCCGGTTCATCCGGTCCGCGAAGATGTCCGTCCACGAGGAGGTCGTGAGGGACTCGGTGAGCTTCATGCGCTTCGGCGCGGTTCCGGTCATGTCCCGGAGGTCGAAGCCGCACGTCTCCTGGCAGAACTTGTGGAGGCTCCAGATGGGATCGAGCCCGGCCTCCTTCAGCGCCTCCTCCGCCGGGATGCGCGTTTCCGCGAAGGAGTTGCGGAGGAAGAGGTGGTCGAGGGCGACGTTCATCCGGTCGCGCGGCTCGGTGCCGAGTTCCATCTTCGCCGGCAGAGAGACCGTGCCGCTCGTGTCGGCGATAGCTTCGATGGCCCGGAACCGCTCGATCTTCTCGTCGAGCGTGTCCTCCTGGAACACCGAGCCGTCGAAGGACTCGCGGATCTCCACGGTGGCGTTCTCGGACAGTCCGCACGATGCGAGCTTGCGCTCAAGAAGGAGTCCGCAGGCGCTCTTCTCCTGCATCTCCTTCATGTCCGCAGCGAAAGATTCCCGCTGCTTCACCATCGCTTCCTCGGACTCTTTCAGGAGGCGCGCGCGCTCTGCGTCGAGGTCGATCACGCCTTCCTTCGCCGGGATCACTTCGGCCGGCGGGGTCTCTTTCTTCTGCTCTTCGGGCATCAGGAATTCCTTTCGAATGGATGCCGCCAGTCGAACGATCTCCCCACCCGCTGCGGGTCGGGAGACGATGTCTACGGAGGGACCGGGAGCCAGCTCGGTGACGTTCGCGACGTCGCCAACTCCCTCGATGGCCGTGAACTCGACGGATCCCTTGGCGTCGATGCTCAGGCCCACCAGCGGCGTTTCTCGCTCGGTGGAGAGCTTGAGCAGCCCCGCCATGAAGTCGGCCCCCTCGTGCAGCAGGAGGCGGGCGCGGAGTGCGCCGTCTGCGAAATGGACGCCTTCGAGGACGCCGACCGTGTTGCCGGCGAAGTCGGACTTCTCTACGTCGTCGTCCCAGATGTGGTCGAACTGCTCGCCGAACCGCTGCGCGTTGACCATCGCGCCTTCGAAGAGGGAGGCGGACCGGGTGAGGAGGTCTTCGGAGTAGTAGAGGGGGGCGTTCTCGACGGAGTTGTGGGACTTGCCGGCGGTGATGATGACGACGTCGAATGCGCGGCCCTTGCCCGCCTCCAGGAGGGCTTCGAAGTGGAACTCCCGAGCAGGGAGGTCCGTGGTCATCGCCCACCTCTCGGCTGCGGTCAGCGTCAGGTTGTCGGTCGTCACTTCGCTCATTTCGGTTCTCCGGAAACGCAAGAAGGGCCGGTCGTATGGAGGTGTGGCTCCACACGCCGACCCTTGCTTACTCCACCGCTACGGGGTATCCCCCGCCGGTCGTACTGGCCTTCCGCCGTTACTTCACTTTCGCTGCCTCCAAGGCTTCCGCCATCTCGCCGATGGCCCGGAAGTACGCCGCTGCGAACTTCATGTGGAACTCTCTCGGGGTGTCAATCGAGGCGTTCGGGACCGGAAGGTCGCGCTCCTCGAAGAACCGCTCTGCGCGCTTGGCAAGGCGTGTCTGCTCCGTCTGCATGTCCCCGTGTGTCATGTAGTCGTCGCCTACGCTCATGCCTGCCGCCTTTCCCGTGCTCGCCGGATGAAGAAGCCGATGAGCGCGAACGGGGCCAAGGGCAGGAGAAGGATGAGGCCGAGGGCGTACATGAAGGGCGTGAAGACCACCTCCAAGCAGTCTGCGAACTCGTCCAACCGCGTCGGGGTGAACCCCATACCAATCTTCTCGCTCGGTGGGCGCGGTGCACTCACGCCGCCACCTCCTCTGCAATCAGCTCCGCCTCGTCCTCGATGACCTCGAAGACCTCGATGACCGCTCATCTGCAATTCACCGCCTCTTCCGCCAGCAACACCGGGTCGAGCGGGTACATCGGCCAACGCGACTTCGGGATGCCCGGATAGGGAAAGGGCTTGTCATACGGCACGACGACGCCGTTGAGCTTCCAGTGCGCCGGCCTCACCCTCCCGCCTGCGGTCGTCGGCCCGTCAGGCGAGGCGAGCCACTGCTTCTTCACCACGACGTTGTCCGCCGCGAGCCCTTCACGCCCCGCTTGCGCCGCCGCGTTGTGCATCCGGTTCAGTTCCGTCCGGACGATGACCTCCGCGCGGTTCTTCATCGTGCCGAACCTGAGCGGCGTGGTGATCCTCCCCATGACGCGCTTGACCAACTGCCCTCGGCTCAACTTGCCCGCCGCCGCCTGCCGAATCTCCACTCCCACCATGTGCCGGATGGAGTCCGTCTCGTGCTGGATCAGGTCCACGCTGAAGTTCTGCGCGAACTCCAACTGCTCTCGCGGAATGCCGAACTGGAACCGCGGCACCGACACGTCGAGTGAGCGTGCAAAGGTCGAAGCCCTCGTGACGCCGAGATCCCATGCCTGATTCAAGTTGCCTTGTAGGTTTCGCGTTGCCTGGTCTCGGAACTTCAGGAGGGCTTCGTCGATCGCACGCAGGACGTTGGCCGCGTGCCATTGCTGGAACGGGGTCGCGTGGTCGAGGGCGCGGAGGAGGAAGATGCGGGCGTCGGCGAGGTCGCTGCGAATGGCTCGGATGGCGTTGTTCTCAAGTCGGCCGATCTGCCGCTGTGCGCGCTTGATGGCGAGGACGTACTTGCGGCGTCGGGCCTTGGTGACGCGCTCGCGGAGAGGGACGGCGGCGAGGGTCATCTCCACTCCTCCGTGCACGCACCGCTACAGGGACAGGGGTTCTTCCGGTCATCCGACCGACAGTCCGCGTCATTGCGGACCCACCCGTCCGGGTACGGAGGCCACCGGCTACAGAGGCAGCCATCGCAGAACTCATCCGGCTTGACGACCCATTCGCCGTTCACCCATGCCTTCATCACCGGCCGCTCATTGGACGTGTCAATCCAGAGATCCCCCTCGGTGATGCCGACCACGGGAGCGCCGTTGAAGAGAGCGCCGTTGAAGATGTCGGCGAGGAGGTTCATGCCCCCTCCCCTTCCTCGTCGTCGTCCATTCCCGGACGCGGTTCCAAGGGCGGGAACTGCGGAGGCTCTTGCGGGTTCTCGCGCTTCTCCTTCTCGTCCTCCTCTACCTGGTCGAGAAGGGCGGCGTCCTCCTCGCGGAACTCCTCGCCGTAAATCTCACTGACGCGCCGCTGCCACAGGAGGCCCGCCGACTTGTGCGTGACGAACTGCTCCATCACCGCAAGAGACAGCGCCGACGTGACCTGGCCGAGTTCTGCGGACTGGCGCGCCGTGTCCTTCGATGCGATGTCTGGTAGGAGGACGTCGAACTCCACGTCCTCATCGATGCCGCTGAGTTCGTTCGTCAGTGCCCGCTTGAGCTGGACCTGCCAATCGAGCAGGGAGCGGAGCATCATCCGGACCGTGGTCTGGGCGCTCTTGAGCTTGCGGATCGTCGGCCCGCCCATCTCGCCGGCCGTCGCGAGGTTCGCCTCTCCGCCATCCGCGAACCAGTGCAGCGGGAATCCCCAGTTGCCGAGGATCGCCAGCTTCACGACCTTCGTCAGAACCTCCATGTCGGAGGACTTGAGGTCCGCCGCCCACGGGGTGACCTCGACCGCATCGTTGTGGGCGAATGCGCCGCCGGTCTTCGAGAAGGCAGCCTTGACCACTGTCGCGATCTTCTGCAACTCCTTCGGGTCGTTCTGGCCCTTCACCATCACGTCGAAGCCCAGCCGGTTGAGCAGTTCCGCTCGTTCCGCGGCGTTGAACACCACGGTCTTGAACGCCCGCATGAGGTCCGCGTCGGGGAAGAGGTCCGAGATGCCCCGCGTGGCGTCCGACAGGACATTGACGGCGAAGTACATGCACGTCCCGTCATACTCCTGCTTGTCGGGCAGGCTCATCTCGACGCCCTTGGCCCGGAGGCCCGGCGTCCTGGAGATCGGGAGGTTCTGTCGAGCACGGTTGAGCATCGTCCCGTAGACGTCCTCTACCGTCTCGCCCGGGAGGATGATGCGATAGACCAGCCGCTCCCCCGTCGCCCCCTGCTTCGTCCAGACTTCGGCGCGGTGCCGGACGTTCCCCGGCATTGTCATCACGCGATCGATGAGTTCCGGCGAGAGGTAGCCGAGGCGGAGATGCCCGTCCGTGGACTTGTGATGCAGCGTCACGCACTGCTCACCGATAGTCCGCAGTTGCCCGGAGAGTTCGCGCCCGAAGACGCGCAGGCAGTTGATCGGGTCGTCCCAGAAGACGTCGAGGATCTCCTGAAGGTCGGGATCTTCCGTCTGTGGAGCGGGCTCGGACCCCGCCGTGAAGTCCACGAGGATCTCCTCGAACCGCTTCGCCATGCCGTTCTCACGGCGCATGAAGAGCGCGAGTTCCCGCATCTTGTCGTGCGAGATGGGCGCGAGGTCGCGCCGCTGTTGCCCGAGCGTTCTCCAGAGGTGGTCATTCGCGGCGATATCGGCAGAGCGGGGCGTTTCGGCTTCCCTGATGACTGCCTGCTGTGCAGGCTTGCGGAAGAGGCCGAGGAAGCTCATGCGAGCCCCAGCTTTTTCAGCTCGCGATTGAGCAGGTCCATGAACGCCTCGGCATACGCCTTCGCGACGATGGCGGGCCACTCGCGGCTCACGTGGATGATCCGGGCCTCGACTTCGTCGATCTCGGCGAGCGTCATACCAAGACCTCGTCCGCAGCGGCGTAGGCGGGGACGACGGCCGTCAGCCATGCAAGCGCTAGAGCGAGCGCGTCACCGACGTCAGGCGAGCGCCCGAGCCGCTTCTTCATGTCGGCCTTCGCCTCCAGCGCCATGCGCTGATCGGGGCGGTACTTGTACCTCGTGCCGGCGAGGTCGCCTTCGAGGTCGCGGATAAGGTCCGGTGAGAGACTTTGCAACGCGGCCGTGTCCTTCAGCCAATCTCGCATCCAGACCCAAAGCTCCGTCCGGCGGTTGACGAACGTCGCCTCATCCCTTGCCTTGCGCCCGAAGTCCTCCGGGTTGACGTCCATGCCGTTGGCTCGGCAGATGTCCGTGACACCGCCTCCCACGCCCGTATCGTCGATCGAGATGCGGGAGGGGGGAACGTCGTACTTGTCCGCGTAGTGGTCCACGCGCCCCGCGGTGAATACCGTGTCCTGCCCTTGGTACTTCTCGACCTCTGCGATCTTGTCGCCCTTCAGGACGAGCAGGACGGAGAGGTCGTCCCCGAACCTGGCCACGTCCACCCCAAGGCTCACCTTGCCGCCCTTGGGGTCGCGCTTCCGCGCTCGCTCGATGTCCGACAGCGTGATGAGGGTGTCGATGGCAGAGTCGGGGAACTGCCCGAGCACCCGCGCCATGTACATCGGCGAGGTCTCCCCGTACTTCTTCATGTCCTCGACCCACTCCAGAGTCGGCGTGTACGGGTTCGAGCCGCCCGTGAAGTTTGGCGTCTCCAACGCGTTCAGCCGGATGTGGTTCCACCCTGAGCCGGGGCGAGCGCAGCGGGCGAACTCCGACGCCGGATCGGTCGGGTTGGCGAGGGCGAGGTGACGACAGCCGGCCTTCGTCACGATGCCGTTGGTCGCTTCCCAGATGCCTCGCTCGATGCCCACGGCCTCGTCGAAGATGACGAGCAGGTTCTCGCTCTTGAAGCCCTGCATCTTCGTCGCGCCGCCGGCCTGGTCCGCCGAGGTCGAGAAGCCGAGCATAAACCAGTCCGGATCCATCGACCATTCGGTGCGCATGAGCCGGCCGGGTAGCTGGATCTTCGCCCCGTCGTGCAGCTTGCGGATCTCCGACCAGAGCACAGAGCCGACCTGACGGCCCCCTGGCGCAGTCGTGATAACCTTGGACGGGCGGCGCGTCATCACCCACCACCAGCACAGGATCGCGGCTGTGAACGTCTTGCCGCTGTCGTGGCAGCCGGCGACGGACGTCCTCCGGTTGAGATGGACGGACTCCCCCATCTCTTCCATGCCACTCCAGATGTCCTTCACGCCGAGGACTTCACGGGCGAAGAGCATCGGGTCCGGATACCATCTGTCGAGGTGGGCGCGGAGGCGGTCGCTCATCGATCAGTCCTCCCACGCGATAGCCACGAGCACAGCGACGATCAAGGCGAGCGCGAGATAGCTCATCGGTCCGACCTGAGCGCCCGGAGCGCGTCTTCCAGCGTCACGGCAACACCACCGCTGTGCTCGATCTTGTGCTTGAGGCTCCAGTTCTCCGGGTCGAGCCGTTCGAGAAGCCACGCCAGCGCACGCCAATCCTTCTCGCCGGCAGCGGCGATGTCCTCGGCGTACTTCGAGAGCGCCACCGACTCCGCGCACGTAAGGGCGTCCCGAAACTCCTCGTTCTCGGCCTGCCATCGGTTGAACGTCGTGCTACTGATGCCGGCGAGCGAGTAGGCGACCGTCTTGGTGTTGCCCTTCCGGAGCGTGTCGAGGATCTGCTTGCGGACCTGCGCGGTCATCTTGGGCGGGCGTCCGGACGTGGACTTACCGTTGCCGTGGTGCTGACAGAGGCCGGACTTCGGGAAGCCGCACGGCGCACCCTGGGCGGTCACGCCGCCGAAGTCGCCGCAGTGCGTCTTGCCGTTGACGGAGGATCTGCTCACGTACGTAGCGTGAGCGTTCCGTTGCCCGTGTCAACCGATCACGGCCCGATGTGGTGAGAAACGCTACCCGTAGTGTTATTCGGAGCTTTCTACGCGCTCCTCAGTGGTGTTCCACCGTATGCCGTCAAAGATACACTCGCGTCGGCGGACGTACTTTCCGGCGCGCCTTCGGGTCTCGACGACGTTGGAATCGCCCCCGCAAATCGGGCAGCAGGTCGCGTCCGCGATGTGGTTCTGGTGCGGCGGGGGGATCTCGTCTCTGCGGGGTCTCACGTCATCGGGTCTCCGGGGGAGCGGGGGCGCTCAGGGGCTTTGGGTGTCTCTGCAATCATGGCTCGCTCCTCGACAACGGGTGCCTCAGGATGGATGGCTCGCTTGCCTCCCTTGGACGACTTTTTGGACATGGCTCGCTCCAGTTCTTTGGATGCCTCCGGGCTATTGGCTCGCTCGTCATGGCTGGGCATCTCGGGCGCAATGGCTCGCTATCGTCCTTTGGGTGTCTCCTAAGAGGTGGCCCGCTCTCTTCAAGTGGGGGTCTCTGAGGTATTGGCACGCTCCGTGGCGTTGGCTGTCTCATCGGGGCCGGCTCGCTTGCCTCCTATGGGTGTCTCAGCCGTGATGGCTCGCTCCTCGTGAATGGGTGGCTTCTACCTGGCGGCTCGCTTGGGCTCCCTGGGCGTCTCCTTCTGTATGGCTCGCTCTACGTCATTGGGTGCCTTGCGGGTAATGGCTCGCTTCCGGCAGTCGGGTTTCCTCACGGTCTTTGGCTCGCTCGACGTTCCCGGGCGTCTCCTTCGGCCTGGCTCGCTCACCTTGCATGGTTGCCTCCTGCGGGCTGGCTCTCTCTGTAGCACTGGGTGGCTCGTAGTACTCGGCTCGCTTGCGCTCCCTGGGTATCTCATGATCTTTGGCTCGCTCACCGTCGGTGGGTGTCTCGCAGAGGTTGGCTCGCTCGCTCATTGTGGGTGACTCGCGATCACTGGCTCGCTCCAGCGTGATGGGTGGCTCCGATGTCTTGGCTCGCTCTCCCGCGTTCGGGTGCCTCGCCGGGCATGGCTCGATTCACGCGGCGGCTCCCTCCAGTCCGTCGTCACGATGCCGCCGGTTCAGCTTGTCCTCCGCGTAGGACGGCACCACGGGCAGACCCTCGGCCTTCCGCCATGCTGTCCAGAAGTCAAGGAGGAACATCTTCACCATGTAGCGCATGGCGTCGTTGTGGCGGTGGCCGTCGCTCTTGCCCCACATGCCGCGGCCTGTGCCGCCGCAGTTCTTGCAGAGCTTTTTGGCGCGCTTCTTTGGGGTGGGTGTCTCTCCGGGAATGGCTCGCTCGCCTGGCTCGGGTGTCTCTGACCGGCTGGCTCGCTCATCTACGCTGGATGGCTCGGTGGCCATGGCTCGCTTCTCACCGCTGGGTGCCTCTGGTTCGTTGGCTCGCTCCGGGGGCATGGGTGACTCGCCGTGACCGGCTCGCTCACGTGGTGTGGTTGGCTCGGGCTCATCGACTCGCTCTCGGACCTTGGGGGCCTCCTGAGGACTGGCTCGCTCGCTGGGTTCGGGTGACTCTCCGTCAATGGCTCGCTCGGCCGACGCGGGTGTCTCGCGCGATTTGGCACAGGCCATGCAATCCACCAGCATGTGCTGCCGGCGATGCTTCATCCCGTCGTAGATGGGCCGATAGTCGGGGCTCCCGCACTTCAGCAGGCACTCCCCGAGAACGTGCATCTTCGACCGCAGCCACGAGTTATATTTCAGCTTCTCGCCCTTCTTCGGGCGGGGGCTCTTCCCGTTCACGACACCGAGACCGGCGAACGACCAGAACTGGCTCGGCCGCACCGCGAGGTTGATGTCGAACTGCGAAATCAGGACGCCGGCCAGGGTTGGCCCGACGCCCTTCACGGCCTCCAACCACGGGAAGATAGACGACTTTCGAACTTCCTTCTTCACCGCGTTGAGGGCGGCGCGTTCGAGGTCGTGCATGGTCTTCGTGGAGAGGTCGAAGAACTTCCGTTGCCCGTCAGTGAGACAGGCGTCGTCGTGTTCGAGGGCACGGGTGATCCGGCCGCTCGTCTGGATGCGAAGGCGCTGGAGGTCGTAGAAGAACTCGACCTGTGCCTTCAGTCCGCTTCGTGCTTGCATGGCTCGCTCCTCGTAGTTGGTTGTGAATTAGCTTCGGTGGCTCGCTCCCGGGGCTCGGGTGGCTCATGTTGGCTGGCTCGCTCATCTCGATTGGGTGTCTTCGAGTGCATGGCTCGCTCCTTTCAAGTGGGTGTATTCCGGGGAATGGCTCGCTTCTGTTCCTTGGGTGCTCTCCGAAACAGTGGCTCGCTCTCATAGGATGGGTGTCTCAATCGTGTTGGCTCGCTCGCCAAGGTTGGATGTCTCTCAATGACCGGCTCGCTTCGTTCCTTCGGATGCCTCTCGAGAAAATGGCACGCTCGCGGAGCGTGGGTGACTCGCCACAAGTGGCTCGCTCAGAGGGAATGGGTGCCTCGCTGGCGGTGGCTTCATGCTTCCTCCATCCTGATAGGCCATCCCAGCGCCTTCGCCGCCGCCCCGAATCCCGCGAGGTGACGCCGGCTCGGGCTCGACGAGTGCAGGTAGTCCGGATCCCGCGCGGCCTCTGACCACCGTATCGCCGAGAACATCGTCTTGAGGTAGTGCAGGGCGTCGTAGTTCGGATGCTGCTGAAGGGCGAGCTGAAGGCGGCTCTCTGCTGCTTCCTGCCCCTTCAGCCTGAGCCGCGCCTCAACGTCCCATGCCCACATGACGGCGAGTCGAGGATTGCGGAGCGCCTCTGCGGACATCGCCGCGCAGTGCTCTATCACCGCCTCGCTGTCCCCGATCATCGCCGCCGTCTTCGCCAGATAGAAACGGGCGTGGTCCAGTAGTGGGGCGGGTGCCGGCAGTTCGAGCATCTTCAGAAGCGCCGGCCGCGTCCGCGCCGCCCGCGCCTCCACCTTCCCCGCGTAGCTCGTCGAGATCCGAGCCGTCGAAGTCAGCATCCGCTTGATGCCCCGCGCCTGCTCGTGAATCGGATGCCGCCACT